ACTCTCGTGGAGATGTTGTGGCTGTATTAAGTCATGGTGAGTGGCTAACTCAAGATCCTGAAATACTAGCTTTCATAGAAGGAAGCACAGAAAAGGTTAGAGCTAGAAATGAGAAGGGTCATTACATTAAGGATGACCCCTCTACTCCACAGAATGAAGCTTGGACTACTAAAGTTAAAAAAGTAGTTAAAGGTAAAAAGAAAAAGTAAATGGCAAACCCAGCTACCGCTAAATACTTTACTAAAACAAAAAACTTGTCTGCTACCTCAGGTGGTGCTAGTGGTGATCTAGTGTACGCATGTCCTAATAATCATGTGTCACTGATTACTTTTTTGCATGTATCTAACGGAGCTACAAGTTCTAAGAAGTATAGTATACAGTTCTATGAAGCAGCCACTGACACTTACCATACTTTTGTTGACGAGGTAAGTTTAGCAGCTAGTACAAACGATCAAGTAGTACAAGGTGGTGGTTACTTAGCTCTGGCTGCAGGTGACAGAATTGTAGGGTTTGAAGAAAGTAGTTCTGACTTTCACATAGTTGTGTCAGGTGCTGAATATTACCAGCCGACATAACGGGGTTGCAATATTATCTGTAGTATGTTATAACTATATGTGTAAAACTAGTCTCCAGTTGGTATTCTTAGCCAACTTGCACAAAAACCAAACTGGAGATTTTATATGTGGAAAGAATATTGTAATCGTATACTCAGAGCTATACAGGAATCACAACAAAGAAGAGCAGACTATCAGACACTAACAAACTTGTCTGATCGTGAACTAAGTGACTTAGGGATCGGTAGATCTGAGATAAGAGAAAGAATCTATGGCAAGACAGCTAACAGATAAACAACAAAAGTTCTTAGACGTTCTTTTTGATGAAGCCAAAGGAGATCCTGTCAAAGCTAAAAAGCTTGCAGGATACTCTGATGGTGTAGCTACAGCACAGGTTGTAGCCCCTTTAACAGATGAGATCGTAGAACTAACTAAGAAGTTTATATCCCAGTCTTCTACAAAAGCTGCTTACACAATGTATAGTGTAATGGCTGATCCAACAGACTTGGGTGTAAAAGAAAAGATGCTTGCAGCTAAAGACCTTTTAGATAGAGCAGGGTTTACAAAGACAGAGAAGGTAGAAGTAAAAACCTCAGAGCCAGTGTTTATCCTACCATCTAAAGATAGTGATGACAAAGATTAAAACAGCTAGAGCATCAGAGGCTACCTATCCAGACAAAGTAGATTGGCAAGTACCACTTAGAGGAGAAAAAGGTGAGTGGTATCCTATCATCAGAGTTGGAAGACATGTACCTTTCGGGTACAAACAGGATGATAAAGATCCTGACTTACTTATACCCATCCCAGAAGAATTAGAACTTTTAGAAAAAGCAAAATTATTTCTACAGGATTATAGTTTGAGAAAAGTATCCAAGTGGTTATCAGATCAATCAGGTAGATATATATCACATGTAGGGTTAGACAAACGTGTCAGGATCGAAGAGAAACGTAGGAGAGCTTCCTCTAACTACCGCAACTACGCTAGGAAGTACAAAGAAGCGCAAAGGAAAGCGGAGAAGATTGAAAAGCAAAGACTTGGTGGTAGAGAAACCAAGCGAATCTTTGGAGATGGATGGTCAGACCTCCCCAGCGACATCGAAGCCTCAACAGAATGAAGTAGAAGAAGTTCCTAGAGATGTTATATTTGAACCTAATGCTGGTCCTCAAACAACATTCCTAGCAGCTACAGAACAAGAAGTATTGTACGGTGGTGCTGCAGGTGGCGGTAAGAGCTACAGTCTAGTAGCAGATCCAGTCAGATACCTAAACAACCCTAACGCTAGAATGCTTCTAGTGCGTAGGTCAACAGAAGAATTAAGAGAACTTATATCCGTTAGCAAGCAGCTTTATCCAAGAGCTATTCCGGGTATCAAGTTTATGGAACGAGACAAGACTTGGGTAGCACCTAGTGGTGCAACTCTCTGGATGTCTTACCTTGACCGTGACGATGACGTTATGAGATACCAAGGTCAGGCATTTAACTGGATAGGTTTTGATGAACTAACACAGTGGCCTACAGACTATGCATGGAATTACATGAGGTCACGTTTACGTACTACAAAAGCATCAGGTTTACCTCTCTACATGAGAGCTACAAGTAACCCCGGTGGTCCTGGCCACATGTGGGTTAAAAGGTATTTTATAGATCCTAGTCAACCTAACAAAGCATTTTGGGCTACTAATAACGAAGGTGAAATAATCTGCTGGCCTAAAGGACACACTAGAGAGGGAGAGCCTCTTTTTAAAAGAAAGTTTATCCCTGCGACTTTGTTTGATAATCCTTACCTGTCTGATGATGGGATGTACGAAGCCAACCTACTCTCTTTGCCTGAGCACCAACGGAGACAGTTGCTGGAGGGAGATTGGGATATTAATGAAGGTGCGGCTTTCCCTGAGTTCAATAGAAAAATACATGTGGTAGATCCATATGAGATACCTAACAACTGGCCTAGGTTTAGAGCAGCAGACTACGGATACGGATCTTATTCTGCAGTTATATGGTTTGCTGTAGCTCCAGATGAACAGCTTATTGTTTATAGAGAGTTATACGTAAGTAAAGTATTAGCTACAGATCTAGCGGATATGATTTTAGATCTTGAGTCTAATGAGAAAATAAGATACGGTGTTCTAGACAGTTCTCTCTGGCATAAGCGTGGAGATACTGGACCCTCATTAGCAGAACAGATGATACAAAGAGGTTGTCGCTTTAGACCAGCCGATAGATCAAAAGGTTCTCGTATATCAGGTAAGAACGAACTGCACAGAAGATTACAGATAGATGACTTCACAGAAGAACCTAGAATAGTTTTCTTTAGTAATTGTTATAACACAATAGCTCAACTTCCTGCACTACCTCTAGATAAAAATAATCCTGAGGATGTAAATACTAGATCTGAAGATCACATCTATGATGCTATCAGGTATGGCATTATGACAAGACCAAGAAGTAACTTGTTTGATTACAATCCTGAAACTCAAAGATCTGGTTTTCAAATGAGTGATACTACTTTTGGATACTGAGATGTTAATAACTTGTCCAAAGTGTTCTGTAATTTATAACACAGATAAATTTGATAGTTGTCCTAAGTGTCAAGAACAATACGATTTTGATAATGGACCTTGGAAAAATAACAAATGAAAACTTTCGTAGTAGTTGTAAGTATATGGGGTAATAACGGCACTGACTGGGTGTATACTGGAAATCAGTATGTTATGAAAGAACTGTTTACAAAAGAACAGTGTCAACAGATAGTCGATAGTTCTAACTGGAATAAAATAAAAAATAACCAATACTATGATTTACAGTTTGACTGTTTCAATGAGGATGGCAGATAATGGCAGAAGAAGAAATCTTAGCTGAAGAAGTTTACATGGAAGATGCTGAAGTATCTTTTATAGAAGATACAGAAAAAGAATCTCTTAGTGATCCTTCGGTTGGGTCTATTGTAAGCTACATAAAGAAACGTTATGACAAAGCTGAGGTAGCCAGAAATGGAGAAGAGCAGCGATGGATAAAAGCTTATAGAAACTATAGAGGTCTATATGGACCAGACGTAAGTTTTACTTCTTCAGAAAAATCTAGAGTATTTGTTAAAGTTACAAAAACAAAAGTTCTAGCTGCTTACGGTCAGATTGTAGAAGTTCTATTTGGTGCTAATAAGTTTCCTATTAGTATTAATCCTACTGTTTTACCTGAGGGTGTTTCAGAAGCTGTACATTTAGAAACAGAAGACGCTGCTAAGAAAATGGAAGAGCAGCAAGCACCTATGGGTCAGGTTGAACAGCTACAGGCTGGTGAAACTTTAATTGACTTCAGAGACAGATTAGCAGGTCTAAAAGAAAAACTTGCACCTGTACAAGAAGATTTAAAAGAAGGTGAAGCAGAAGCACCTACACAGATTACTTTCCATCCAGCTATGGTAGCTGCTAAAAAGATGGAAAAGAAAATACATGATCAACTAGAAGAGTCTAATGCTAGAAAAGAACTAAGAAACACAGCATTTGAAACAGCTTTGTTTGGCACTGGTATTATGAAAGGTCCGTTTGCTGTAGACAAAGAATATCCTAATTGGTCAGAAGATGGTGAATACTCACCTATTATAAAAACAATACCTAAGTGTTCCTCAGTTTCTATATGGAACTTTTATCCTGATCCTGATGCTTCTAACATGGATGACGCAGAGTATATCATCGAGCGTCATAAGATGTCTAGAACACAGCTTAGAGCACTTAAGAATAGACCTTTCTTCAGAGCTAACTCAATAGATACAGCTATCTCCATAGGAGAGTCCTACACTAAAGAGTGGTGGGAACAAGCTATGGAAGATGATGAACAGGAATACCAGACTGAAAGATTCGAAGTCCTAGAGTTTTGGGGTTACATAGATACAGAAATGTTGAAAGACCAAAGCGTAGATATTCCTAAGGACAT